GACTGCGCGGCCTGCATAAGCAGCGAATCAGGCACGGTCTTGTTAAAGTCGGCGATCAGGCGCACTGCCAAGTTGCAGTTAATCATGTTCCAGAATTGCTGAGGAACACCTAGATCGCTGTTTGGATCTGGATTCAGCTCGAAGTTATAGCCGACCTCAATACCCCGCGAGGCAAGTTCGGCCATCATGTTCTCTAGCTCATTCAAGGCAAGCTCTAGATCGGACGGGTTAGGGTCGACCGTCAAGCCTGATATGCGCAGCTTCGAATAAGCGGCAGAGAGTCGGTCAACCTTAAGCGCGTCGATCATTGTTAAGCCTCCAGAGCTGCGCGCAAGGTCTTGATGCGCTTAGTATCCCAGCCTTCAATGCCGGCAGCTTTAGCGGCTGCGCGAACTTCGTCAGCTTCGACAGTGCCGTCACCGTCAGTATCTACAACCTTAGCGCCCGGCAAGTTAGGCGACCAGCCCGCACTCAAGTGGGCCTCATACTGATCATATTCAACAAGTACAACTTCGCACTCGATACCGTCAACGATATGACCTGTGCCAGCGCGATAAAGATAAGAAGCCATGTGTTTCTCCAGATAAAAAAACGGGGGCCGCAGCCCCCATTCTAATGCAACCCAATCAATACGTCACGGCAACACCGCAGCGTGATGGGTCTTTAATGGTCACGCCGTACCAAGTAAACAGACGATACCGGAGCGACATGTCGTTCAGGTTGCCGTCATAAACCATGTACATCGACTGACCGTTTTTCATGGTCGAGTTGATGACTTGGAAGCCGTCAAACTGGCGGAACAAGTTGGCCGGAATAGTACCGCCAAGCACTTCGACTGCATCCTTGTCGAAGAACAGGTTGGTTTTCTTGCTGGCGTCGGTGTTTACGCGGTTAACGGTGGCGGTGTTGAGGATCTTGGTGTTGACGTTTGCATACGCCTTTTCCAAGGTGCTGAGTGCGGCATCGTTCACGGCGATAGGCTTCGGATACACGGTGATCGAAGTGCCGCTAGGCTTGGCCACGATGGTGAAGGTCATCGCAACGCCAGTATCCGACTTGTCAGCCAGGCCAAGCGCCTTGATGGTCACGCCGCCGTTGGCGAAGGTCACCTTGTCGCCGATGTTGTACGACGCGGACGCAGTAACCGGGATGGTCGCTACGCGGTAGTCGACGTTAGTCACGATACCGGTAGCGGTAACGCTGCCGGCTTCCGGCTTGAACGACTGGTCGGCAGTCACGGTGGTGGCCGGGTCGGCGCCGCCAACGAGGTTTGGCAGGAACGAGGCGGTGAAGATGTCAAACTCGGCAATGTTCGCGCCGATTTGACCGGTGCGCCAAGTTTCATCCGGGCGACCTTGCAGGGTCTGGCGGCCAGCCAGGTCGTTTGCAAACTTCAAGGTGTCGCGGTCGTTCAGCATGAACGTGCGGCCAGTGTTCTTGCCTTGGCGTTCGTTCATCAGCGCTTGAGCCTCAGCAACGAAGCTGTAACCGCTGGCGGTGTTGGAGCGGTAGAACATCGAACCTTGCAGGGCGATGGCACTGGCGATGGTCTTGTTCAGCTCGGTGGCCTGCTGACGACCGGACTCGACGCCGCGTTTTTTCCAGAACGACATATCGCGCATGTTGTCTGCGCGCTGGCTCACAAAGTCGTTGCTTGGGGTGCCGAGGACTGCCGGGTAGGTTTCCTCGATGATGCCGGTTTCGAGGCCGGTCAAGTCCCAGCCTGCGATAACTGGAGCGTGTTGCTGCACTGGGCGCCAGATGGCGTTACCAGAGCTTTGCATGGTGGCGCCGTCAGGCTCCATGAAGCTCACTTTGTCGAGCAGCATGTCCTGTGCTTCGTATGTTTCCAAGGCGCTCTCGAAAAGCACCTCTGCGATCTTACCTGCGGTCAGAGAACCAGTAGCCATGATTGAGTATCCTTTACCAAGTTTGAGTATTTACGCCGGCCGCTTTGGCCTGACGCTTCAAGCTAAATGCCTCGCCCGCTTTGCCGGCCTTGTGCGCGTCCATGTATTTCTTGTGGAGCGCTCGCCCGGTTTCGGTTGTGGCTGCATCGCCCTTGACCTGTGTTGCAGGTGCTGGGGCGCTGCTTTTGCGTTTTGCTGGAGCGGTTAGCTCAGCTTTAAGCGTGCCGAGGTACATGGACGCCTTGATACCGCTCGGGTCGTTTGCCAGCAGCGTTTTAAGCTCTGTCAATCGCGCACCGTTGATGCCAAGGTTGTACATAACCCGCTCGGAACCTTCGCCAATTGCCGAGATCAGCGAGTCGGTTACCGCATCACCGCCATTAGGGAATAACCCTTCGATGGCGCTGCGTACGCGATAGTCCGCCGACTGATACAGCTCTGGCTCAATCCCGCTTGTGGCCGCTAGCTTTGCTGCCCGCTCGTAATGCTGATCGACCGCTTGCTCGGTTGCTTGCTTCTGTTCTAGCTGCTTGCGTTGCTGCTCGTACTGCGTGCGGCTGGCCTGCTGCTGTGCAGCCGTGGAGCCTAGCTTCCAGTCGATCAGAGCTTCGGCGTAAGCCTCGTCCGGGTCGTCTTGGTCGTAGAACTGCTCACGGGTTGGCCGTGCTGTTGCTTGCGGTACTTGCGGCTTGCTAAGCGCTTCGATCTTTGCGCGCATCTCGTCAAGTTCGGTCTGATGTTTTGCCTCTAGCTTGGCGCGCAGTTTCGCTTTAGCTGCACCAATATCGCTGTCGGTAAACTTCTTATCAGCACCTTGCGACTCTGGCTCGTCGCCCTTCATCCAGTCTTCGGCTTCTGCCGTTGCGCCTTCTGCGTCTTGGTCTAGATCCGCATCTTGACCGCCTGCGTCTTGCTCGTCGGTCGCCGCCTCGTTTAGCTCCTCGACATCATCTTGCGGAGATGCTGCCAATTCTGCCTCGCGTGCTGCGTTTTCTGCCTTTAACTGCGCCAAATCTGCCATGTATTACTCGCTTGGTAACGATTGCCCTGTGATGTCCCGCAGGTAGGATCGCGTTTAACCTGTTCGCCTCAGTGACTTTCATTATCGTTACTTTATAACGTAACGTCAAATACCCAAGAAAAACCGCCCGAAGGCGGCTATTCAGTTACATCTGCGAAACGCTAGACCTAAACGCCGCGCCTAGCTTCTGCGCATTGTCCATCTGCTGCCCGGTCATCTTGACCTTTGTGTATTCGATATCAGCGCCAACCTTAGCCGCATCAACCTCTACAGCGGCTCGGTCGGTCTGCGCGCGGTACTGGTCAATGATCAGCTTGTCCGCTGCGTTCTGCGCACTGGCTTGGTCTTTCATAGCCTCGCGCTGAGCATTCATCTGCGCAGCTTTGGCTTTCTCCATCTCGGCTTGGGCCAGCAGCATGTTAGCGTCTGGCTGTGCTGGCTGGCTGTTCGCCTGCTCGACCATTGCAATCTCTTCGTCAGTCTCCGGCTCTGCACCACCAGCCAGAATCAACTGTTTGCGCGCATACTTGCGGATGTCGTCCATTGCCACGCCGTCAACCATGGACAGCTGCTTGAGTACCAGCATCTTGGTCATGGTCGGATCAATCGCAGCCATTGACTCAGCCATACTGCCGAGCTGTTCAATGGTCTGCTCTTTCTTGCTAGCGTAACTTGGCCCGATATCTGCATAAACGTCGTATTCAGTGTTCGTCAGGTCGTTAAGCGTTACCAGTTCTCCGGTCTGCTTGTCTTGGATTGCCTGCATAACGCTGGCTTTCTTGGTCGTACCGTCTGGCAGCGTCAACGTGACTTCGCGCGGCGCGTCGTAGACTTCCACGGCCATACTGGCGTATATCTCTGCATCACGGCGCTTGGCGTGCTTGAGGTTCTGCTGGTAGACAATCGACTGCTGATCGAGGCGATTGGTAAGCGCCATAACCGCTTTTCCAGACAAGTCTGGATCTGCGATATCTTGCGGCAAGCCTGGGTTAGCAACGTCCTCTACAGCCTGGCGCGCAAGGTCAATCGATGCCATCAGCGCTTGCGGGATCGACTGCTCAGGCATAACGGCAATCGGGCCGATAGGCAGCGGCGTGCCGTCAGCGGTTGTGCGGTTCTGCAACAGATACGGGAAGTTAGAGTCCGCCCCGTTTTCCTCATACATGAACTCGAAGCCCTGCACCTGCTCAGGCGTAAAGATCGGCTTCGGTCGCGGGCTGCGGCTAACGATGTCTGCCAAATACGACATCTGGAAGTTACGCAGGCGTTGCGGGTCTTTTGCTAGGCGAGTGATGCCCTCATAGACTTCCTGCCCTTCGACGAATGCGCGCTCGCCATAGGTCGGCACAACCGGGATATTCTCACCAGCAATTACTTCGCCTTGACGCTCGTCGTCGTCGCCAAACTCACCATTAAGGATGGCCTCCCCTGATGCGATGTACTTGCGGACCTCCCAGCGCTCAATATCGCGCTCAGACTCAACGACGTAACCTTCGTCAATCAGCTCGTCCATCACGTCGATAAGATCACTTGATCTCAGC